CGCAGGAAGAGATTCGGCAATTAAAGGAGCGACTCGCGCGACTGGAGCGCGATACGCCGAGCAATCCCACGCCAGCAATGCCACGCGCGAAGCTTGCGAATCAAGCCTCGTCGACGAGCTCGTCCGCCGAAGAAGTCGCCATGTCGCTCGATGTGAAGCGTCCAGTGATCGACGTGACCAAGCGGGTCTATGTCATCGAGGCCAGCGATGACGATCAGTTTGGACGTATCTCTCTTCTGATCGCAGAAGGATTTTTCGATTCTCCCAAAAAGATCGAGCACATCAACAAAGTATTCATCGAGCGCGGATGGGCAGCGGCGGTGGGTCGGCCTTCCCCGAAAAATCTCGACATGGCGAAACTTGCCGAGTACGGCTTTGTTCGCATCGTGGGAACCGGGAGCTATCAGTCCGTTCCCGGCATGAAGGTCAACGTAAAAGAAGTTCGGACAGTGGCATGATCTTTCCAACCGAAACTCCGCTGACTGTTTCCGTTGGAACTGAGGGCGGCAACTTCGCTTCCGACCAGGCGAAAGTTGCCGTCCTTGAAACAGCAGTCGAGTGGATGCGCTGGTGCTCGAACTGCGAAACCGAGCAACGCTTTGTGGCGGAGATGGAGTGCGCGATCGGCTTGATTGGACACTGCTCGAATTGTGGGGAAGAAAAGATTGCGCCGTACACGCGGACGGTGGGGGAGGCAAGCTAAATGGTTACCTGTCGCGTCTCGCCGGCACCAGACGACATTTCGCAAGCCGTCGCGTTTGCCGTCACGATCGTGCGAAGCGACGCAAAATCGGAGGTTGCCTGATGCACGAGCTCCTGAACCTCTACCTCTTCGCCTACTGCATCTGGAAAGTTCTCTGGATGACGGGATTGGGCGAGGGCTTGATTCTTGTCTACGCGGCAACGCGCTGGCAGAGAGCATTCGGGGTCCCTGCCCCAAGGCGGTTTGCACGTGGTCGAGTGATTGAATTCAAAAAAGTTTCTCCGGCGCCGCGCCGGAAAGCATGGAGGCACGCATGAGCGAAACCCTCACTCTCGGCTTCACTGAATCAACCGAACGTCTCGCCGCCGCTGTGACTCCTTACGGCCTCGGCACCAAATCCTACAATTCGTCTCCGGAAAAGCGCGAAGTAGATCGGCAACGCAAAGCCGCGACGGAAGCCTACGAATCAGCGCCCCGTCAGGAAATCAAAGTCCTGCCTCTTTGCTCCTGCCCCCAGCGCTCTCACCCGCACGAACTCAGCATTCACACTCAACTGAAATCTGAGTCCTACATCCGGGTGAACAAATTTCGCTGGCCCTGGTCGCTGGTTCAATCGCAGAGAATCGAGCCGAGCACGGAGAGGAGTGCCGCATGAAATCCTTCTTTCGTAACGCGGCTGCGATTGTGATTGTGGCCGTTGCCTTTGTTCCCTTGACTGTTTTGGTTATCGCCGGAGTGCTGGTGCTGGCGATCCTCTTCGGCGTAGACAAAATCGTGGAGTGCCCGAAGCGCTGGAGAGATGCCGCATGAAAATTTCTGAACTGGCCGCCCAGCTTGCAGTTCGCACACCCGCCGACATGCTGCGCCTGCTAGCGGAAGAAGCCTACGAAGCGCGGTTGCCCGGCGGCGGAAAATTGTGCGACCTCACCGATGTCAAGGAATGGCTGCTGGAACTTTCTCAAGCGACGCGGTCGCAGGAGGAATGGAGGGAGGTTTCGTGAGCCTGCGCGACGAAAATGGAAATGTAATCCTCTCCACGCAAGAGAAATTGCGGCGCAATAAAGTAGCGGCCGAGATTGATGATTTATTTCAGATGTGGCGGCGCGATACCGAGAAGGCCCAAGGCTCCCCTGTCACACCCGGCCAAAAAGTTAATTATTTTCGCGAGTTGGCTATTGAATCTCTTTGGAGGAAGTGGCCCCTTTGACCAGCCAAGAGCGTGACAGATAGGTGAAACGATGACTAAAACTGACGAATTGAGCAATTCAGCAAGTTGCCTCAGTCGAGCCAAGGGCACAGAGATGCTTTTCGTCCTATTGGCGCGTGACGCGGCGGCTCCAGTCGCAATTCGGGCTTGGGTCGCGGAACGAATTCGGCTAGGCAAGAACACGGTTAACGACGATCAAATCAAAGAGGCCTTACATTGCTGCGGATACATGGAACAGCAACGGACGGACGGTATCGGCCTGTGAGCTACTCCGAAAAAGACGGACAAGTGATCCTCGCCATGAGCCGGGAGGATTACGAATTCTTGCTTGTTTGCCTCGGCCTAGCAACGTCTGAATTTCTTCGGACTAACGACCTCGAAGATATCAAAACCGTATATTCGCTTTTGAACCGCCTCAACGAGGGCAACCCCAACTACACGCCTTATCGCACAGAGAAAGCCGCGAAATGAGCCGTTTCGATTCCTTCACTTGGCGCTGCGACATCTGCCACGAAGAACGCCCGGACTCTAAAATCAGCGTCTACAAAGTGGACATCGGCCCGCGCAGCTTACCCTCTGGCACCCTGGTGCGCAACGTAAAATACTGCAACGACAATTCTCGCTGCTACGAGGGAGCGCTGCATTGGAGCGAGGAAGATTATTTGATGCGCCAGCGGGTGAAGGTGTGACGCTCGGTTCAATCGAAGATGTCCCCATGGTTTGCGACACCTGCGGGAGCACGTTCCGGCTTGGCGAGTGCGAAACGAAAGACGCCTACGATCACGGCGGGCCTTACGAGGGAGATTTTGGTTGTCCGGTGCCGGACTGCGGCGGCACAATGCGGGAGTTTGGAAAGTAAACTAACTCTCCGCACTATCCTGTCCCACCGCGTCTCCAGAAACCCTGATACTGAATCGTCGGCACAATCCCGCCTGCGCGTAATCGAGCAGTGCGCTCATGTTGGGTTCGCAACCATCGCGCCAGAATAGTTCGAGCACGCGATCGCCGAGTTGCAGGATCGGCGAACTGGTGGAACCCGCAGAGCTGACAAGCTGGAGCTTCCAATCGTAGAATGCTGGTGGCATTGTTGCAGTAAGGATGCAATGTTAAGCGGATGGGAATCTGTACACTTTTGCTCACCTTTCCCAAGGCGTTAACCCTTAGCTGAATTACACGTCCAGTGCGCCGCCCCATTCCAATCCTGCCCGTCCTTCGTAATTCTGTCATCCCGCCACGCCGCGCCCATCCCTCTGCGTCTCTGATGTTCAAACGTGGCTTGCGATAGGGCTAGACGGCAATTGCAGAGGCAGCAGCAGAAGTTCTGCCGGCGGACCATGATTTCTACCCGGCGTTTGTATTCTCGCCAGCCTGCGGGAGAATCGGCGCAAACTTCGCGTCCGTTAGAATATCTGCGGACAGATCCTCCAAGAATAGTTTCGTAGCGCAACGAGGCTTCCGGGTAGGAGCGGGTGCGCGGGATGGGCCTTCTACGATTCACTTGGCCTTCGTCTGCTATGCCCGCAGATGCAGATGTCGTCTAAGGTCATTTCTCGCCTCTGGCGCGGGCAAGAGCGGCCTCTACGGCTATAACCATCTCTTCCGCCAATTCTGGGGAAGAGTTCCCGAATGCATAACTGACGAGTGCATGATGCGCTGTCTCCAGAGTCTTGTAGAGGTCCGGCGCCGCTGCTATCAGGTGGGCATTGGCCGTAGCTTCTTCCGGCGTGTAGTCGTGAATCCACGGTCTCTCCTCTGGCTTATACGAAGGCACAACAGTTGCAACTGTATAAATCGTGTCGCCATCGCGATTCTGTCTTTCTCCGGTTTCGTGAATTGCAAAATCGGCGCGACCATCTCCACGTTGAGGTGTTTGAATTAACTGCCAATTCTTTTCCATCACGCCTTCCCTCCCTTCCCTCTGGCGGCCTTCCTGCGCTCGCGTTCCTTGCGGGCATAGATTTCGGCAGCCAGGTCGAAAACGCCGCGCCAGGACACTTCGTAGCGCGTTCTTGTGCCAAGCAATCGTACAGCGGCATGGTCGGGATAGACTTCGATTACGATGTCCCGGTCCTTGCCCCGATACCGGGCCGTAGCGTTGGTGATGAAGCTGAGTCGTGACTTGCGGTGAGAAAGTCTCATGCGTAATCTTCCCTCCCCTGATCCAGGATGGCTACGATCGGCTGTGGCCCGTGTTTTAGTTTGGCGATTTCGACGCTTTTGCGAAGCAGCGGTTCCATGTCGCCCAGACAGGAGAGCCGCACGAGCATGTCTTTTACCTCAGCCAGAAATTTCGTTACCTCGAGCTCGATTTCGGCAATGCGAGTTTGGTCGCGCGGGAATCTGCGGACGAAGAGTTGCAGTTCGGAAGGGAGGCGCGGATCGAAACTTACGAAGTCGCACCAGGCTGCATTGGTGCAGGCCATCTCTGCCAACATCTGGTGCTGATATTCGGCTGGCACATCGCCTTTAAGCAGGTATTCAATGTGGGTTGCGGTGTGTGGACATTTGAATTGAACGAGGCCCTTGCCGATCATCCCGTCCGGCGATGCCCCAAAGGATTCGATCGTGGGATGCAAGACAAATCCAACGGTGTCAATCATGACCTCGTATTTCAGCTCATAAGCGGCGCGCGCGAAAGGCTCTGTGTCGATTCCCCATTGCATGGGGCGGCTCACGAAAGGATTATCTGCTGGTGTCCCGGTTAGAACTTCGGCGATGATCTGCGCCCGATAGTTGGCCCGGGTGGTAGCCTCGCGTCCTTTGACTTTAGCGAGAACGTCAGCGATACAGGAAGCCGTGACCTTGCCTGCGCGAGCCATGCGCCAGGCTTCGGTGCGTTGCTCCAGCAGGAGTGGAGAGTTCATCGGAGCTCCTTTCGTCGCTGGTCCTTAGCGGTGATGTAGGCGGCTTGCGTCTTCCGTTCGTTGGTGCTTTTGTATGCGTTGGCGAAGGCGATGCGGAGCTGTTCCATATTGGCGGCCTTCTGGATCGCGCGGATGAAATCACTAACCTGATTCGTTTTCTCGGCGGGTGAGGACGCGAGGGCATCAGTGTCCGGACTCGCGTCGGCTAATCCGGTGGCAGCCATCAGGGTGTAGCGCTCCAGATATTTCGCGCTGGATCCGATGGCCTGAATCGCATTCTTGCTGCCGGAATGATCGACGGGACCTTCGAGCGTAGTCTGTTCGCTGTGTCCGAATTTGTGGGTCAAAACGCAGGTGACACGCACCGTCTCTGGCTGCGGCTGTTCGACAATCCAGCGGTGCGAGATGCCGTGGCGACTCAGTTCCGAGAGAACGGCATCATGAATGTGGTCAAGCGTGGAATATTCCCACTCGACGAGCTCGCCATTCTTGCCGACAAACTTGGCAACCTCGTTCTTGGTGATCTGCGGCGGATTCGCCTTGAAGCCGTTCATGGCTTCCACGTAGGCTTTCTTGGCTTCACTCCGCTGCCAGCGCTCCTGTAAATCCATAAGCTGCGAAAGCTTTGCCAGGTCGGCATTCTGGGCAACGGCGATGCGAAGCAAGTCCGTAGGAGTTGAAGTTTCCGGCAAGGCCGGACGTGCAGGAACCAGAGCCTCGGAGCGGCGAAAAGGCCAAAGTTTCCAATTGAAAGGAAGATTAAGCGGCAGACTGTTATCCATGATTTCTCCTTTTCGTGAAGTGGTAGACCACAGCCCAAATTGCGGGCGAAAAGATCAGCCCGGTAAAGCAGCCGACCCAGAACAAGCAGCGGACAAAGAGCCAAATATCAGTACTCATCGCGCGCGGCTTCGAAGGCGTAATAGCTGTGCACGTCGGGGAATCCGTTGAGGGCGACGGTGAGGGGATCGGGCTTCGGGCGAGGAAGTTCGACTGCCTGCGTGAGCATCTTTTCGCCGAGCGCCCAGAGTTCGAGCAGCATGGCGGCGTTACGTTCGCGCCGTTGCTCGTCGGTAGGGGTGATGATCGTGGTGCTGAGATCAGGTTGTGGAAATTCGGAGAGGGATGGAACTGGTAGAGTGCTCTGAGACATTTGAAGCCTCTCCTGTAGGCTTGATTTGTTTAGGGCTGATCGGGTGCTGATACACCCGGTCTGCCCGTCTACAGTTGAAATATTATGCTCATCCGCTGAGCATTGTCAAGGGGTATTTGCTGACCTCTGTATAATAAAGGCTCTGAATCGACCTAGATGGTTCGATTAAATGCGGGGCTGCTTTTCTGGCATTCCACCTTAAGCCCCGCATACGCTTAC